AATTGTCCTTGAAGGTTTCTAGTTTCTCATGCTCAGTATTTCTGTTTGCAAGGTTGTCGGTAAGTCTTTGAACTTCCGACTCCAGATCTCTGATCTGTCGCTGACATCCAGATATCCGAGTATTGTTTTGAGAAATGCCATTATTGAGTTTAGTAATCTCCTTCGATAGGGCAGTAAATTGACGCTCTCGCTCTTGTTCGTTTTTAATTGCTTCTTCTAGTTCTTTATAACCAGATTGCAACTCCTGGGCTCTAGATTGTGCGTCGTCAATTTTATTTATTCTGAAGTCTTCCTCAATTGGTTGCGTACAGGTAGGGCAGACCGAATTCTCTGTGAAAAATTTATGTTCCTTCGTAATGGTTAATACTTTTTGAGAAATCTTACCCTTTAAATTACCTAACTTCTTTAACTTTTCTGTAGCTCCAGTAACATTCTCTTGCTCTTTTGTGTATTTGAAGATATCTTCTTCAATAACAGAATTCTCCTTCATGTATGCAAGGATCTCTGTATCTAAATTAGAAATTTTAGTTTTTCTGTCTTGAATATTTTTCTTACCACGCTTCTCAATCTCATCAATAAAGTTTGTCTGCATCTCAACTTTATCACTCAGAGACTCTTTCTTGAGATCAAGAGTTCTAACTTCTTCTTTTACCTGACGAATCTTGTCTTTGAGAATATTGTTCATCGAGGTAAAGATCTTAATATCCAAGAGATCTTCAATTACCTCACGTCGATTAGCAGCAGTCAACTGCATGAAAGGAACAAAAGTGCTGCTACCCAAAATTACAATCTGAGTGAAGGACTTATAATTCATCTTCAGAACATTTTGCTCCAACCACTTCTGCTGGTCTAGTGCAGCTGCGGATTGATCTAGTAGAGAATCATTTCTCCAAATCTCAAACACTGCTGGTTTGATACCACGAATAACTTTCCAGTTTGTTGTGCCAATAGAAAACTCTACCTCAACTCTACAGTCCTTTTCATTGACTGTATTTACCAACTGAGGTTTATTGATTTTACGGAATGGTTTTCCAAACAAAGAAAAAGTAAGAGCATCAAGAACTGTGCTCTTACCTGTTCCATTTGTGCCCACAATTAAAGTGGTTGCACTCTTTTGGAAATTAACTTCTGTATATTGATTGCCAGTCGAAAGAAAATTTTTCCAACGAACTTTCTCAAATAAAATCATTTTCAGCAGTTACTGGAGGAATTACAATGTCATTCTTTGTGATAACGGTGTATTCATACCCTTGGGCTTCACACACAGTAATCATCATCTCGTCGTCAACTTCAATCACATGCATTTCTGGATATTGTTCTTCTTCCAGCATCATGGCATATCGACAGGCATCATCCTCTTCCTCAAAGAGATAAAGGATTTGATCTCCATCCTCATTCTCTACAGAGTATGCTCCTTCAGTTTCTTTGCCATTGATTGTAAGAATATACATCAAACCAACTCACATGCTTCTTGATAGACCTCTTGGATGACTCTCTGGACTATAGATTTTTCCAGAGTGATTTCAGACTCTTCAATATATCTGTTTAGGATAGAGAGAGTGTCTTCTGATTCAAACGCTTCAAAGTTTTCGTTTTCTTCTACTTGGAAGTTCTCTACAACTTTGAGTTCAAACACTCCTACATTATACAACTTATCTACAAATTTTTCAAACTTTTTAGGGCTTGACTTTTTACGAACAATAACTTTTACAATCTTGTCTTTGTATTCACGAGCATCAAAAGTTTGATGATCATCATCCTCATAGTAAATTGTATAGAACAATCGGTTAGGATTATTGACAGGAACGTGCTCTAAGGTTTCAGTATCAAAGATGTGAAATCCTCTGGTATCCTTACAGTCATTCCAGAACATCTCATAAGGATTGCCCAGATAATAAATTTTTCCATTATCACTTCGGGTATGGTAGTGTCCAGAATATACACGGTCAAACTTATCAAAAACCTTGGTGTCTGTACCATGATCCATAATATAACCACGGTGAACTCGGAATCCAATCAACTCCAAGTGGCCCATGGCAACAGGACAAGATGTTTTATCAATCAACTTTAGAGTCTGTTCCTCATTGTCTTGGTTAATCCAGGGAACAAAGAGGACATCAAGGTTATCAACCTTTGCCTCAGTTGCTTCAGAGTAAACAATCACATTGCCATACTCACGCAAAAGCAAGTCTACTGCATTAACTTCATTTGTATTCTTGTAATATGCAGTATGATTACCAACGACAGTATGAACTGTCACTCCCATATCACGGAGTCTATCATAGTAATTATTTTTAGCCCAAGACAATGCAGAAAAGTCAATACCTTTTCTACTATCAAAAGTATCTCCCATGTCAATGACTGTGGTGATACCTTCTCTCTCTAGAGTGGGAAAGAATACTTCATTATAAAACTTCAGAAAATAGTCATGAAAAAGTTTTGAGTTTTTTCTTGCCCCGAAGTGCTGATCCGTGATAATTGCAACTTTCATCAATAACGCAGTTTACTGTGAACAGCATCTTTGATGCTATTATAGTCAGCAGAATTCATTCCGTCAACACCATCATCATAGAAGACTTGATCGTATCCAGACTTTTCAAGGATCTTGTTTTTAATTTCTAACTGACGCTTCTCTCTTTGAATCCTGCGGAGAAACGCATAATGAATGATCTGCGTAAAGTAAGCAAAAGGATTTTGGGATTTCTGAGGATTAAAATTATGAATGTACTGAACGCAATTTTCGATTCCATCAGAGATCATGTCCTCTTTGAACATGTAGTTAACAAAGTTTGGTTTGAATGATAAATGATTTGCAATCTTTAAGAAACATTCACCGATGTATCTTGGGATGGGAGGCTTTGTATCCCAGTGTGTCCCTCTGTCATCTTTGGTGGGTTCTCTACCAAACTTCTTAATAAAGGTAATTTCAACTTCGCTCTGGTAATGGGTAAGTGCTGCTAGAAATTCTTTATTGTTAACATAGTGTTCTGACCTTTTACGCTTTGCCATAGTTCCTGGTCTTATCATAAGAGTTCGTTATCACTATTATGTAGATAGTATAACATTTCCAATCAACAATGGCAAGCTTGACACACCTATGAAATAACTGTACAATAACCTTTGTGGAGGTTCATAAGTTAGCTACTCTTATAAAGCTTCTCTAATATATCTTTAGCATCTCTAACAGTAGATATATATCCCATCTCTCTAGTAATCTTAGGACGACCTGACTTTGCTTTAGCAGAGTCTTGTACATATCTTTGATAAATCGATATCATCTCTAGATCAGAAGACTCAGATATTGTTAATACATCATCTAGATTAATAATAAACAAATCTTCTCTAGTTGTTTTCAACCAGGGTTCTACTTTGTATCCAGCAACACCTGCTCTAGTTTTAACTTCAACAATAGTGATTGGATTTGATACAAGGAGCATTGTTCTCGTATCTTCTTCAGAGGCTGCTACTTTAGCATAAACCTCTTCTCCTGATTTAAACTTGATTGTTGCGTAAAAATCGTCTTCTATCATGTCTTTAGTTGAATGGTGATTATCTCATAGTTAAAATTCTCTTCGTTGTATATTTTAATTCTTTCGATGAGATGGTTTAAAGTGTAGTTTCGTCTTGACTTATGAGTACAATCGTCAGAGATGTCATAGAGGACTGCTTTAGCTTTATCCTTTCCCTTTCTAAGAACTCTTCCAATCGATTGTAAATTTCTGACTCTTGATTTTGATGGAGATGCGAAGATAACATTATGGAGGTTCTTAATGTTGATACCAGTAGAAAAAGTTCCATAAGAGGCAACGATAATTGCGTTGTTTTCTCTTTCGGTTATCTCTCTTACCAACTCCCTCTCTTCAGCGTCTACTCCCCCGTGAATGAAAAATGCTTTCCTAGCATCCTCTTTGCTAGTATTTATCATGTCGTAAAGTATGGCACCATGAGATTCTACTCGGCTATACAGCACAAGTGTGTTACCTTTTAAATCTAAAGTTAGATTTCGGATGAACCTATTTCTTTTTTCATGAGAAATAAGATATTGAATCTCATCTTCATATGTTGGAAATACTTGCGGATCATGTTTGAGAACCAAACATTGAATATCTAATTGAGATAAGTGACCTTGACGCATCAACTCATCAGTTTTGGTAACTTTGTATGATGGACCAAAGAGACCTTCTAATACCCACTTGTGAGTTTGTGTTCCGTCAAGAGTTCCAGTAAATCCAAATCTATATTTTGCATGATGTAATTTTGTCATTATAGATATTAAAGATTTACTCTTAAACAGGTGAGCTTCATCTCCAATTACAACATTATACTCTTCAAAAAACGATCTTTCTAATTTATAGACAGATTGCCAAGTTGTAATTGTTACTGGAGCATCATTGCTCTTTTCTCTACCAGAATAGATACGGTGACAATATGAATCAGCATCCCAACCATAATCAAGAAAATCCTTATACATCTGCTCTACGAG